GTCTACCGGTCTGACATCACCGAGGCCTCGGGCACCGGCTACACCGCGGGCGGCCAGAACGTCACCTCGATCACGGTGACCAACGACACCGCCAACCACAAAACCGTCGTCGTCATCACGCCGGCCGTCTGGGGCGGTGCCACGGCCATCAGCGCCACCGGCGCCTACTGCTACAAATCCACCGGCAGCGCCGCCACGGACCGTCTCGTCGTGGTCGATGATTTCGGCGGCACGGTCGCCAGCTCGGGCGGCACGTATACCGTCAACCCCATCACCATCGAATTCACGCACTTCTGAGAGATTCGCGTGACGATCTTCGCAACCGCGACCTTCGGCGGCAGTAACGGCACTGAGTTGGCCGTGGCGGATGCGGCCTTCGCCAAGGCCATCGCCTGCGACAACGCCGTACTGCACAACGGCCGCGTCATCGCGGCCGAGGCCTATGCCGCCCTGGCCGGCTGGCGGCCCGCGCCCGATCTGGGCTGGTTGCGCCCGGAGCATCCGCCGCGGCCCGCGTTTACCCAGAGCCACGGGTATTTCCCGCTGGCGTTTTGTACCCGTTTCACTGTGTCCCCCCCCTGAAAGGTTCCCCATGAAACTCAGCTCGTTCTGTGCCGCCCTGACGGTCGCCGTCTACGCCCTGCTGTACGCCTCCGCCGCCCAGGCTGCGGACCTGGTCTATGACTCGTTCCTGGACGATGTTTTTGCCGGGGCCATCGTCAAGACCGACCCCTTCGCGTGCCTCCTGACCACCTCCGGGTACAGCGAAAACATCGCCACTCATACCAAGCGCAGCGACGTCACCAGCGAGGTGACCGGGACCGGCTACACGGCCGGCGGCATCACCGTGGTGCCGACCGTGAGCAAGGACACGACCAACCACCGCACGCGGTGGACCTGGCCGACCACGACGTTTACCGCCGTCACCCTCACCGCGCGCAAAATGGTCTGCTACAAGGCCCGCGGAGGGGCGGCCAGCGCGGACGAGCTCGTGTACGTCAATGATTTTGGCGCCGACGTCACGGCGACCGGCGTGGATTTTGTGGTGCAGCCCACCATCATAGATTTCAACACGCCGCAATAATCGGTCATGGGAGAGGCGTACGCCGCCCCTGCGGGGCAGACCCTGCGCGCGGGGCGCCATGCCCTGCCCGCGTGGCGTCGCGCGCTCGCGGCGGGGCATTGGGCCGCCGTGGGCAATACGCCCACCGCCGTCAATCCCTACAGCGACGCGGCGCTGAACCCCCTGCTGGGGAGCAGCAACGCCCCCTGGAACGGCTCCACCACGATGTCCGGCAACCGCTTTGCCAACATCATCACGGCCTGGTGTGGCGGGGTGTGGCACGAGGGCCTGAAGCGCCTCTTTATTACTGGCGGCGGCCACGGCGACTACGCGGGCAACGAGTGGATCAGTTGCGACCTGAGCCTGGACACGCCGGCCTGGAGTCTGGCGTCCCCCCCCTCGGGCTCAGCAGCCCGCAAGTGGTCGGGATGGACGCCCACGGCGGGCGTGCTGGACAACGGCGCAGGGGCGATCTACCCGGATGGCCGGCCCAGGGCCGTGCATACCTATAACAACCTGGCCGTAGATCGAGAGGGCTATCTGTGGCTCGGCGGCGGGAGTCAGTTCAGGGCCGGATCGCTCCTGGTCTGCGCGGCGAAATTCGACCCCTACCGGGGCGATTACGTCACCCTGGGGGACGTGAACACCTTCCCCTACAGCGCGGTCAACGCCTGGGGGTTGCACTGCTACGACAGCAACCGGCACTGTCTGTACAGCAGCAATACCGGCCTGGCTCGGGTGCGCCGCTACGCCATCGACGCTGACACCTGGACGCAGCAGATCGGCTACGAGCTTGATCGCGGCGTCTACTGTATGAGCCTCTACGACGAGGCCCGTGACATCGTCGTGAGCCGCAACAATGCCGCCTTCCTGGGGGGGGCGCACGACACGGCCGAGATCGAGATCCTCAATCTGGCCAACGGCACCAGCGGCCACCCGGTCGTCTCCGGCCCCGTGGGGTTTGACTGGGCCACCTGGCACGGCCGTACCGGCATGGCCTACTACCCGCCCTGGGACGCCTATCTCGTGTGGCCCTCGGGGTCGGCGACGGTGTACCGCCTGGATCCCCCGGCGGTGGGGGGCGATTATTTTTCCGGGTGGGCGCTGACGGCGCTGTCCACCGTGGCGGGCGCCCCGACAGCGGGGGCCGCGAATGGCACCTGGGGGCGCTTCTGGGCCTCCGAATCCCTCAAATGCTGCGGCGTGATTAACGCCGTGGCCGAATCCATGCACGTCTTTGCCCTGGAGTAGACATGGCACAAATCCACCTCTCCGCCGGCGGCAGTAATACCGCCCCGTACAATTCCTGGGCCACGGCGGCCACGACCCTGGCTGCGGCCGTCGCGGCCCTGGCCGCGGGCGACGATCTGCTGGTCGATGGCGCCTTCACCGAGACGGTGGCCGGGGTGAGCCTGGCCCTGCCGGGCACCGTCAGCGCACCCTGCCGCGTGCTCTCCGGCGTGCCTGCCGCGGGATCCGGGCTGGCCTCCCTGGTGCCGGGGGCCAGGTTCACCAGTTCCAGTACGGGCTGTTCGGTTTCGGGAGTAGGCTACCTCTACGGTATCGAGGTGGGCGCCAGTACCGCCTCGGCCATGTCGCTCAACGTGGGGGCCGCCTCCGGTAATGTTCTGGTGCTGGAAAATTGCGCCATCGGGACCCCCGGCAGTGCCAGTACCAGCACGTGGGTGTTCTGTCCCTCCGGTGCCGGCACAGGTGCCAATGTCACGCTGATCAACACGACGCTCAAGGCGGGCAATGCGGGCCACAGGGCAAAGGTCAACGGGATAGTCCATGTCAAGGACGGAGGGCTGGCCACGGGTAGCGCGGCGCTGACGGGCCTGTTTAATCTCGCGGCGGACCAGCGTGGCGCCCGGCTGACCGTGGACGGGTTCGACGCCAGCCTGGCGGCGACCGGGTTCGTCCCCGTCTCCACGGCCGGCTCCGGCGGCTGCTGCGCCCTGTTGCGGGGTTTAAAAATGCCTGCCGGGTGGACGGGCAGCCCCGGCGGCGGCTCCCTGGTGGGGGCGGAGGTGGATCTGGTGGGCTACCAGGTGGGCTCGACTCTCTACCCGGCCTGGACCAAGCGCCACAATGGCGAGGTCCAGAGCGACCTGGTTGTCAAACTGTCTGGGGGCCACGCGCGCAAGGTGGTGTCGGGCGCGGGCTGCAAGGCGCCGGCGACTGAGTTGCGCTGCCCTCCGATTTACATCTCCCTGGCGGCCGGGGTGGCGAAGACGGTGCAGTTCGAACTGTTGACCGACGGGGTGAACCTCACGGATGCCGAGGCGTGGGTCGAGGTCGACTATTACGACACGGCCGGGGCCTGGCTCTACGGCCTCGCCCAGGGGCGGCCGAGCCAGGTGGCGTCGCCGACGGCGCTGGCCGCTTCGGTGGCGGCCTGGACCACCACCGGGCTGGCCTCGCCGCTCCCGCAGAGGGCGTCAGTCTCGCTGACCCCGGCCCAGGCCGGCTATGCCATCGCGCGACTGGTGGTGGGCAGGCCGAGTACCACGGTCTGGTACAACCCCGACCCGACGGTGGTCTGATCCATGGCCTGGACCACTCTCCCCTCGGGGGATCGGGCGCATGATGCCGGCGGCGGGCTGCTGCCGAATGGCGACGCGCTGGTGGCCTCTGCCGGCAGCGCGGTTCAGGCCCCCGGCGCTGCCCTGAGCGGGGCGGGCGCCGTGGCCGGAGGGGCGGCCACCGGCGACGGCGGTGCGCCGGTCAGTGCGCCCGGGGCTGCCATGACGGGCGCCGGGACCGTCACCGCCGGTTCCGCCGGCGGAGGGGCAGCTACCGGCTCATTGGTCAGCGACCCGATGGAAAACAATACGGGCACGCTCCTGGCGAGCACGGCCGTGGTCTGGACCTGGTGGCTCGGCTCCGGCATCGGCGCCGACCCGTCTGTGGCGCTGGTGCATGGATCCGGCACGACCAGTGCGGCAGGGGTGCTCACCCTCTCCGGCCTGCCGGCAGGGGCGGGCATCCTGCTGGTGCGGACGGTGGATGGCACGGGCGTGTATTACCAGGCCGCGACGGTCAGCTGATGCTGCGTAATCTCAACCGCATCACGGGGGGGCGCCGCATCCTGGGGGTGCCCCAGGACGGCATTCTGGCGGCGGACATCATCGCGCAGACCTCCGCGGGCGATTTCGGCCCGGGGCTCCTGTACGACGAGGCGCTGGCGAGGCCCGGGCAGCGTCTGCGCCTGCGGGTGACGGGCTGGCCCGCGGCCGGGGCGGCCTTCGTGGCCGAGAACGGCGCTCTGGATTTCACCGCCGCGCCGGGTCAATACACTCTGGCCTACAACGTCTTTGCAGATAATGTCCTGGTCGGTAGCGATGCCGCGACCATCAATCTGGGTGTGGCGCCCGGGGCTGCCCTGACGGGCACGGGGGCGATTGCCGGCGGCTCGGCCAGCGGCGACGCCGGCAACGCGCTCGCGCCCGGGGCCGCTTTGACCGGCGGCGGGGCCATCACGGGCGGGGCCGCTGGCGGTATCGCGGCCGATGCCCCTGGCGGCGTAGGCACCGGTAGCGGTTCAGGTTCCGGCGGAGAGGGGGCCGGGGGTGGGGCCGGCGCTGGTGGTGCGCCGGGAGGGGCTGGCACATCTTTAGGGAGTGGGTCTGGTGGGGGGGCGACCGGCGGAGCGCCCATCATCCCCTGGGCCGTCCTGCCCGAAAAGCGGACGGAATCCCGGCGCTGCAAAATCATGAACTGGGAGGTATGCAGGACCATGAGTATCATCACCCCTCCTGCGGCCCTTCCGGTGAGCGTGCAAGAAGTCAAGGACGCGGGCGCCAGGGTTGATGGCAGCGAAATGGATCTGCAAATCGATCTGGCCATCCGGGCCATGACCGACAAAGCGGAGGCCATCCTGCACCGTCCGCTCATTACGCGCACCTATGAACTGGTTCTGGACAGGTTCCCGGCCTGTGAGATTGATCTGCAAGTTCCCAACGTCTCCGCCGTCGAGAGTGTGGCCTACCTGGATGAAAATGGGGCCATCCAAAGCGCCCCGGCCGGTCAATGGGCGGTCCTGGGCGAAACCCTCACAACCTGGCTATTCAACGCCTTTGGCACCACCTGGCCAGCCACCCGGGATATTGCAGGAGCCGTGCGCATCCGCTTCAACGCGGGCTTCGGGGCGGCAGGCGCCAGTGTACCGGATTCGATCCGGCTCTGGATCATTGCGAACGTCATTGCCAATCTCGATAACCCATCCGGCGTGCGGGCGGGCGAATGGAAAACGCTTGCCTACACCGACGCCCTGTTGGATTGCTGGAAGACCTACCGGAACTGACATGGACAGCAGCCGCCTCAATCGTCGTGTCGCCATCCAGCGCCGCACCCCGGGCCAAGACGCCGCCGGACAACCCCTCACCACCTGGCAGAACGTCGTGGACACGCCGGACGGCAAGCTGTGGGCCGACATTCGCACCCTTTCCGGCATCGAAGCGCTCAAGGATGGGCTTGATACAGCCCGCGTGCGCAGATCAATCCGCGTGCGTTACCGCACCGACATCACCGCCGGCATGCGCGTCGAATACCAGGGCGCGGTTCACGACATCATGGCCGTCCTTCAAGACGATAGCGGCCGTGAATACACCACCCTTCTGTGCGAGATCGCGTCATGAGTGTGACATTTAAAGCCGACATGAGCGGGATCACCCGCATGCTGGAAGCCCTCGGGACCGATGTCGAAGCCGCTGTCCGGCCGGCCGCGGCGGCGGGGGCGGAAGTGCTCAGAGCAGAAGTGCTGCGCAACGTCGCCACTCTCAAAGAGCAAAGCGGGAATCTGCGCGAAGCCATTTACAAGGCCTATTCCCGAAGCCAGTCCAGCCAGGGGAGTGCCACCTACCATGTCAGCTGGCGGGTTCCGTCCAAGAACAAAGGGCACCTGCCGTCGGCTCCTCATGGCCATCTGATCGAAAACGGGCATTGGATGCGCTACGCCGTGGCGCGGCACCCCAAAACCGGGCGTCTCTACACCCTGGTCAGGCCAGAAAAACGCAAGTCGCCGCGTCCCAAGGCCAGGGCCTCGGAAGCGGAAAAAGCCGCCTACTACCTCCCCCGCCCTGGCGGCCCTCTGTGGGTCAAAGCTAGGCCCTTCATTCGCCCGGCCCAGGCCAAATTTGGCGAAGCCCTGGCCGCGGCTGAATCCGAACTCCTGCGCAGGTTGGGCCTGGTATGAG